TCGCTGGACCAGCCCGTCACCTCGTCGATGATCCGCAACTACGCCGATCGGGGTCGCATCGTGGCGCACGGGCATGACCAGGAGGGTCGTCCGATGTACCGGGTCGGTGACGTCCTGAGGGTGATTGAGGCCATTGCCAGGCGGAAGTCTGGTGTCGCTGCTTGACAACGCTCTGACCAGCACGGACGATCACGTGCAACGGAAATGAGTCTGTTCACCGTCGCCCGCCTTGGCTCAGCTGAGGCGGGCTTCGTGCTGTCCGGGGGTGAACGCCATGCCCCGCCACCACGTGCCCATCCCACCCGGTCAGCTGCTCACCGGTGTCCTCATCGGCATGGTCATGGCGATCTTCTGCTGGGGTGCCCTGCTCTGGGTGTTCTTCGGCTGACTCAACGGCACCGGATCAACCGATCGACGCGCCACCGGAAACGGGACCATGCTGGACGCTCGCCGACCCGGGAGGTCCACGATGGCCGAGCGTGATCTGACCACCAGACGGCCCCGAACCGTGCTGCAGCAAATCCGCGACATCGCCCTCACCATCATGGCGACCCTCGTGTCCATCGTCTGCGCCCTGATCATCTATCTTGTCTTCGCAGCCGGCGCTTCTCTGGCCGACCTGGGCAACAACAGCGGCGACCCGGCGCCCGGGTTCAGCTTCGAGCCTGAGCCTGAGGTCATCCCGACCGGCAGCAACGGCGAACCCTGCATCGGTGAGGTCCCGCCGCCCGGCTGCTGATCTGGCCTGCGCTTGGAGGGCAGCACCAATGGCCCGCCGCGCACTCAAGGTCTGCAGCAAGAGCGGATGCCCCGAGCTCGTCGAATCCGGTCGGTGTGTGGAGCACCGCCGCCTGGACGACAGGGCCCGCGGCACCGCATCCGAACGCGGCTACAACAGCGCTGGCCATCGCCGGTTCCGGCGGGCCGTGCTGCTGCGCGATCCGATCTGCGTGTCGTGTGCGACCGCGTCGTCCACGGTCGCCGACCACTACCCCACGAGCAGGCGCGACCTCGTTGTGGCAGGCCTCGATCCCAACGCCCCTGAGCGTGGTCGCGGGATGTGCAAGTCATGTCACGACAAGGCCACTGCCACGAATCAGCCTGGCGGCTTCAACGCCAGGTGACAGGCCCTGCGGCTGATCCCCGCAGGTAGGAAGCCCTGAGTCTCCCGGCTCGGGGCTTTCGCATATCCGGGAGGCATCATGCGCACCAGAGCCGACTCGCCTACCAAGAACTGCACGCGAGCAGGCTGTGACCGGCCCCTTCGTGCCCGTGGGTTGTGCGGTACGCACTACAACCAGCAGGACCCCCATCGACACGCCAAGGTTGCGTTGGCCTGCCTGATCTGCGGTCGAGTGGTCCAGCGTGGCGTCAAGGCCGATCGACGCCCAGTCTGTTCGGTCACCTGTCGCAGCCTGCTGTCGGGTCACCGGACCATCGGCAGCGGCTACGACTGGTCCGATCTGGCTATGCGGCGCGCACGCCTGGCGGGCGCTACCGTCATCGAGCGGTTCGACCGTGACGAGGTCTTCGAACGCGACGGCTGGGTCTGCGGCATCTGCCGGATGCCAGTAGATCGGCAGGCGGATCCGCTGGATCCGGCGAGCCCGACAGTTGACCACGTGATCCCGTTGTCGCAAGGCGGCCAGCACACCCTGACCAACGTCCAGTGCGCTTGTTTGCGGTGCAACTCGGCCAAGCAGGACCGCATCACCACTACACAGGGTGACCACCCTGGGGAGTGCCCCCGTAGCCCTGAGCAGGTAATACCTCCGGGAAGGCGGCTCGCGGTCCAGACCCCTGAGTTATCGATACGACACGGCTGGGGTGACTCACAGTGAGCGCTGTCCCGGAGGGTCTGTCGGCTGGTGGCCGGTCGCTGTGGACCGCCATCACCAAGGACCACGCCCTGGACGCCGTGCAGAAGGTCCAACTCCTCGAGGCGTGCCGTGCGAAGGACCGCCTGGACAAGCTCGACGAGATCCTGCGCGGCGACGCGACCGTGTGGGCGCGGTTGACGCACAACGTGCGGACCGCGGACTACGAGCTGAAGGTCGACGCGGCACTTGCGCAGGCGAACACGACCGCGAACCTGCTGAAGCAGCTCTTGGCCGCGCTGCGCTTGCCGGATGCGAAGACCGGCAAGGTGCCGCAGTACCGCGGCCCTCGAGGCGCGCAGGCGCCGTCGGTGCCGGGCGGCAAGGCGGGCACGGTGACCGCGTTGGACAAGCTGCGTCAGGCCGCCGGCGGCTGAGGTGGGCTGGAAGCAGCTCTTCGACAAGCACGTCCCGTCGCTCGGCTACGAGGTTGCGGACTGGATCACCGCCTACTGCTGCCACGGGCCGGGTGACATCGCCGGTGAGCCGATCGACTTGGACGCTGAGTGGCTTGCCTTCCTGGTGGAGGCGTACCGCATCGACCCGGCGACCGGCCGGCGGGTGTACGACGAGGCGGTGCTGTCGCGGCCGAAGGGTCGGGCGAAGTCGGAGTTGGCTGGGTTCATCGGTGTTGCCGAGGCGCTTGGCCCGGTGCGCTTCGACGGGTGGAGCGCTGACGGGCAGCCGGTCGGCCGGCCGGTGCGCACGCCGCTGCTGAAGTGCCTGGCCACGGAGGAATCGCAGGCCGGGAACACGTTCGAGAACATCGCCTGGATCTGCGGCGACTGGGGCAAGGACAACCACCCCGACGTCTACGCAGGCATCAGCGGCGCCCGGCAGTACCAGTCGGCGACCGCCCTGTATCTGCCGCAGGGCGGTGAGATCCGGGCGTGCACGTCGGGGTCGGCGTCGAAGGACGGCGGCAAGGAGACCTGGGTCTGCGCCGACGAGACGCACCTGTACGTGCTGCGCGAGCTGAAGTCGATGTACGGCACGGTGTCGCGGAACCTGGGCAAGCGGGACCAGCCGTGGTTGATGCAGACGTCGACGGCGTACCGGCCGGGTGAGCAGTCCGTCTTCGAGGACACCCTGACGGCGTGGCGTAAGGGTGAGCTGTCGTCGTCGGTGCTGATGGATCATCGTGAGGCCAAGGGCCGTATCGACCTCGAGGACGAGGATCATACGAAGGCGCAGCTGCGGCAGGTGTACGGCGCCGCGGCCGGCTGGATGGATTTGGACCGCATCTACCGCAACATGCGCGACCCGCGGATCTGTCGTGACGACGCCGAGGCGGCCCGCTACTACCTGAACCGCCCCCTGAGCACGAAGGACGCCTGGATTCCACTTGACGTGGTCGAGCGGCAGGTGCGGGCTGAGGCGGTCGATGCCGGCACGGCTATCGCGTTGGGATTTGACGGCTCGCTGCGCGACGACGCCACTGTGCTGATCGGCTGCCGTATGTCGGATGGCTTCCTGTTCCCGGTCGGGATCTGGGCGAAGCCGTCCGGCGCCGAGGGGGCGTGGTGGGAGGTTCCCCGGTCGGATGTGCTGGCCGCCATCCGGGAGGCGTTCGCCCGCTACCAGGTGTCCCGGCTCTACGCCGACCCCCACGAGTGGCGGTCCGACGTCGACGCCCTCGCTGAGCAACTCGGTGCGGAGCGGGTCCTGTCGTGGGAGACCCGCCGCGACGTGCAGATGGCCGCGGCGCTGGACCGGCTGCGCACCGACTTGGTCACAGGCGTCGCGTGGCACTCCGGCGACCCGGTGTTCGTCGAGCACTTCGGCAACGCGTACGTGCGGCGCAAGGGCGGTCACCGCCTGGTCCGCAAGGAGCACGACCAGTCCAACCGGAAGATCGACAGCGTGGTCGGTGCGGCGCTGGCGTACGAGGCCCGCGCGGACGCGCTCGAGGCTGGCCTGAACCGCAAGACGTTGACGCGGGTGACCGGCCGGGTCCGCGGCTACTGAAGGGGGCCTGGTGACACAGCCCGACGCCCCCGGCTCGCCCATGTGGTGGGTGACGCGGCTCTACAAGCAGTTGCAGGCCCAGCGCGAGTACTTCGAGGTGATGGACGCCTACTACCGGGGCGAGCCGCCACGCCTGCCGTGGCTGCCCCAGCAGGCGCAGACGGAGTTCCGCCGCCTGCTGACGTTGACGAAGTCCAACTACATGGGCCTGGTCGTCGACAGCATGGTCGAGCGGATGCAGGTTGAGGGCTTCCGGGTCGGCGACATCCTCAAGGCAGACAAGGCAACTTGGGACATCTGGCAAGCCAACAACCTGGACTCGGGTTCGGATCAGGTGCTCTTGGAGTCCGCGATCGGCGGCTGCTCGTTCCTGCTGGTCGCACCGAACCCTGAGACGCCGGCCAGGCCGCTGATCTACCCGGAGCATCCGACGCAGGCCACGGTGCAGTACGAGCCGGGCACGAGCCGCCGGGTCCGCTCGGCCGGGCTGAAAGTTTGGTCGGACGACTGGACCGGTCACACGATGGCGACGCTGTACCTGCCGGACCTGTTGTTCAAGTTCAGCGCTAAGAAGGTCGCCGAAGGGGTCGGGTCGGCCCCTCGGTGGGAGCGGCGGGAGGTTCGCGGGGAGGCGTGGCCGGCGGTGAACCCGCTCGGTGAGGTCCCGCTGATCGAGGTGGCGAACAACCCGCGGATGTTGACCGGCGGGGTCAGCGAGATCGCCGACGTGATCAGCATCCAGGACCGCATCTCGAAAACGGTCGCGGACCGCCTCATGACGCAGGACTTCGGAGCGTTCCCACAGAAGTGGGCCGTTGCCTTTCCCGACGCGGATTCCGAGGGCAACCTGAACCGGGTCGACATCGGCCGGAACCGTATGGTCACCTCCGACATCGCGGAGACCCGGTTCGGGCAGTGGGACGCGGCACCCCTGGACCCGTACAGCGCGGCGAAGCGTGAAGATGTGAAGGACATCGCGTCGCGGACCCGCACGCCGGCGCAGTACCTTCTCGGCGAGATGTCGAACGTGAATGGTGAGACGTTGAAGGCGTCCGAGTCGGGCCTGGTGTCGAAGGTCCGGCAGCGGCACCGCACCTCCGGCGAGGGTCTCGAGGAGACCGCCCGGGTCGCGCGCCGCGCCGCGAAACTCGGCGGCGGCGACGAGGCCATGGAAACGATCTGGCGCAACCCGGAGTTCCGCACCGAGGGTGAGCTCGTCGACGCGCTGACGAAGATGTCCTCCCTGAACGTGCCTGATGAGGCGTTGTGGGAGCGCTGGGGCGCCTCGCAGGTGGAGATCGCCCGGTGGAAGGAGATGCTCGTCGAGCAGGACGACCGGGACCCGGTCGGGGCGATCGTCCGCCAGCATGCCCAGGGGCCGCCCGGGCAGCAGGCGTAGCCCGTGGGCGTGCTGGAGCTCGCCCGGGCACACCTTCGCCGCCGGCGCGCTCGGGCCCGCAGGGCCGCTGCCCAGGTCGCCCGCATATGGGCGCGCGTGGATCGCCGGGACATTGCCCGTTCGTGGGCGGCGTCGATCCCGGCGGCGCTGACGGTGGTGGAGTCGGCGCAGGCCATCGCAGCCGCCTCGGCGGGGGCGTACCTCGATGACATTTTGGAGAGCTACGGGCTGCCCGGAGGGTCCGACGGCCGGGTCCGGGTTGACGCGTTCGCTGGCACTGCTTCCGACGGCCGGGACTTGGCCACCCTGATGTACCAGCCGGCAATTTCGGCACTGTCCGCCATCAAGCAGGGCGCGACGGAACGAAGGGCCATGGCGGCCGGATCGTTCGTCGCAGAGCTCATCACGGAAACGCAGACTCTCGACGCTGGACGCGTCGCTGACGGTGTCGCCCTGGTGGCGCGACCGCAACTCGACGGCTGGGTGCGGATGCTTAATCCCCCTTCCTGTTCGCGCTGCGTAATCCTCGCGGGCAAGTGGTTTCGCTGGAACCAGGGCTTTGACCGGCATTACGGCGATGACTGCGTGCACGTTCCGGCGAATGAGGACGCGGCCGATGACCTGCGGACTAACCCGAAGGCATATTTCGACAGCCTCACGCCGGCTGAGCAGGACAAGGCCTTCACCAAGGCCGGAGCTGAGGCGATTCGCCTCGGCTCCGACATCGCTCAGGTCGTGAACGCCCGCAAGGGCGCGCGCGGGCTCAGCCCCGCGGGGGGCCGGCTGACAGCGGCCGAGGTGAAGGTGCTGCGTGGCGGCCGCCGCCGCGGGCGCCTGGACCCGGTTAACGCGTTTGGGCAGGACGTCCTCGTGACGAATGAGGGCGTCACAGTCAGAGGACTCGCTGGCCGCCGCCTTGGCGCCCGGGAGAGCGGCGACCGGCTCCCGGGCTCGCGCTACCGGTCGGCGAAGGCGCCCCGCCTGACGCCTGAGTCGATCCTTCAGATCGCCGGTGGTGATCGCGAAGAGGCTTTGCGGCTGCTCCGCCGCAACGGCTACCTGCTGTAGACCACTCCCGACCAGGGAGGTAGCGCCACGTCCGCGCTTAAGGACGGTGCACCAAGCCGACGGGCTCACGGAAGAGGACCAAGCAGATGGCTGACGACGCCAACGACACCGGCACGACCACCGACAACCAGCAGGCGGGCCAACCAGGCCAGGCCG